GACCGTCTTCGTGATACTGGAGAACCTTGTCGCCTTTCTTGTACGACGAGATGCTCTTCCACTCTGATCCATTGAAGTACTCGGTGTAGGCATCGACGCAGCCGGTGGCTCCGGTTAGCAGCAGCTCTTTAATCGCTCCGTTGTTAAGACCCTTCCACCAATACTTGTTGGCGCTGATGATACAGCGGCGAACCTCAGGCCATAGTGTCAAATCGGTCGAGCCGAGAAACTGAGGCGAGTCCAAGAACTCTTCGATAGGTACGGGGATCGTATGCAGGTTTGATAGGAATTTCAGGAAATCGTTATTGTTGTGCGACTCCTTCTGCTCCAGCGCCCATGAATACATTTCGGCAAGCTGCGGGTTCTCGAACTGCTGCGCCGATTGTCTGGCCACCTCCGCTAAGCGGCTGGCCTTGGTGGCGGCTTTGGTTGGTCTAGCCATTAGAACAGCCTGAGGTCTTGTTCGTGCTCTTCTTCGTCATCATCCGTCACCATTGAATCTTCGGAGATATTATTTTCTTCAGCCAAATGCGACACCTTTTGATCATCCGCAAGTAGCCTGTGCGTCAGTTCCATTAGGCGCTCAAGATCAGAAGAGTTTGAGTTCTCCGATGGCGAGTACTGCAGCACGTCAAAGACGCCAGAGGCCGTGAGGAACCGGTGCCTGTCGTTACGCGAGGACAGCGCCGTTCGGATAGCCGCAAGTTTACTATTGGTTGGTATCTTGCGATCAGAGGCCATCTTCATAGCCATGGATTGCGTCTCTTCGTAGAACGCCAACGTCTCGCCAATAAGGGTGTTCGCGTCCAGACTAGATGCCTGTGACCTCAACCGCCGCCCAAGCTCCTGCCGGTCCCTGATCACAGTATCGACCGAGACCTTCATCTCGTTAGCGATAATGTCGAGGGGTATACCGCGCATTAGGAGCCTGTGTAGTAGCTTGAGCCTGTACTCCCTCTCGTAGGTGTTGGCTTTGCCTCCTACGGTGCTGAGACGCGCCGCTGGGGTGTTCTCAAGCTCCGCTCTGGGGTCTCTGGCGCGTTGAGCCGGGATGTCCTCTACATGCTCGTTGAGGTCCATCAGGCCTTCCATCTCGTCATCCTCCCCGATGTCCAGCGGCTGGCCTTCTGCACGCGTGGACGAACCACCGGTGGGAATCCTTCTGCGTCTGCGTCTCTGCTCTTCCATAAGTCTCAGCTATTGCGGATCGCAGCCATAGAACAAAACTGCAACCACCGGCTTGTCTCCTGCACCTGACTAAAACCCGCTGACTCCAATATCTGCTCTATGATCGCGTTGTTCTGCGGGAACATAGAATTCTTCAGCGCGCGTGTTTTAGCCTCGATTTCCTTGTCACTATATCCGTTTTCTTTTCTAAATTCTATGTAGCGCTCTTGGAACAGGTCTGAGAACCCAGACACGATTTTTTCTTTATGCGATATAAGTAGTAGTGCGCCGGGGTTACAGGACCGCGCCATCTCATGAACTGCAGTAACTGCTTTATCCGGCTGTAGGAACTGCAGCACGTAGGACACGTTGATGATGTCAAACCGCACGTCCAAGGTACCCAGCTCTAGCACGTCCATCTCGTAGCGCTTAACGATTGGCAGCTTCTCAGCAATTTTCTCCAGCATAGGCGCGGAGGTGTCGATAGCGTAAAGCTCTAGCCCCGGTATGGTCTGGGCAGGCGGTATCCACATCTCCCTGTGCAGAGCCTCGAAAAACCCTCCGGTTGAGGCTCCTACGTCTAGCACACGTAGCGGCTTCTTGTGCTTTTCCTGCGCTTGAATAAATCTACGGGTCATGTAAGCGTGTAGCCGGTGCGCCTCCGCGTACATAGGTATGGAGCGCGCTGCCATGCTATCAAACACTTCAGCCACCGAAGAATCGAAATCAAAAAAGTCAGGCTTGCTTGGGTAATGTATTAGCGTGCCTTCCTGATCTTTTACCAGCGCCATAGCGTTCACCGTTCGTAGAAGTAAGTGTCTGCAGTATAAGAATACTGGTCAGTTTTTGATAGTCCTGCTTCGTATCCGCTCTATAGCGCGGGGGCGTCCATCTCCAAACCTAGCCGCTTGTTAAACGCCTCAATAGCCTCCTTCCCCAGACTCATCGTTGTTCCGTCAGAGAATGGCAGGTCGTGGAATTCGAATAGCAGCGCCTCACGTAGCACCTTAGGGTTGACCCTAACTGGGTGCTTGCATCGGAAGTAGAATACGTTACCGCCCGGCCAGCAGTCCGTGGTCTTCCAGAACATTTTGGTGATGCCCTTTAGCTCGTCTTGGCTGTGGAACTTCTGAATCTTTGGGTTGTGTAGGGAGTCGCCAAGCCGCACGTTAGGCTCGGAGTCGAACATGAAATAGGAGGCCTGCCGTATCCCGCCGTATTCATAGTGCGCATCTGATACATCGCGGCAGGTTCCGTAAGTGACTGTCCGGACGTTTGATAGGGCGTGGACAATTGCGAGTACACACATCCGATCCCTAGGGAAAGGTATGCTATTAAGTACAGAAGCGAGAAATATCGAACCAAACGACACTCCATCGGCTGCACTTCGAAGGAATTCCTGCGCCTTCTGTCGTGAGAAGTTCGGGTCCGGTTTCTTACTTTCAGAATCAGGGTTGATACGGTACGGCTCAAAGTCATAGCAGTTTATACCCTTGCCCCGCAAGAACGGAGCTACTTTGCACAGGCCAGCGCCGAAGTCGCATACCGTATTTCCGTGCAGGTCTCGGAAGTTTACCCAGTAGTCCCTAGTGTAGCTGTCTTTATCTGCCAGTGTACGCTCGCCGTTTGCCCAGAACCTGTAGGCCTTGGGAACGCTGCCGCGATTGTTCTGCGGGCGGCGGTAGGCGCTGTATCTGAGAACGTCTGCAAACTCCTCGTTCACGGAAAAATCCATGGACAGGTAGTTGAGAAAATGGAGCGCGAACTCAGCCAACTCCTCGGGGATTGTGACTACCGGCCATTCAGTTTCGCCGTGCTCCAGTGCGCATAAGATTCGATGCACGCCGTTAACGATACGCCCGCTATCTGATACTACAGCTGGTATGCGGATATTCTTTCGCAGCATAGTAGACGCCGCGACTATAGCTTTTTTGTCGTACTCTTCTGAGTGCGCCTTGCCCAGCTCTCTGATATCAATAAGCTCTGCATCCGATACGTACCAGTCTTCTTCTAGTAAGTCAGGTAAATCCTCTGCCAGCGCTACGATATTGTTGAGGTTTAGTTTCTCTAGACCGCCTGAGCCTGTGTCGAGCGCGCCGAAGTCGTTAGTGACGCGGTTAAACAGTATGTTGATACCCTTTACGTCTTTTTCCGGCAGATTAATGTACTCCACCGGTACGGTCTCAAGGCCCAGCTGTTTGGCTACCATGAGACGTTGGTGGCCGGATAACAACAGGTTGTCTTCGTTGGCGTAGACCGGCATGACGAAGCCCAGCTTCGACAAGCTGAGTGATAGCAAGTGCAGCCTCGCGGGGTCTGTGTGCCGTGGGTTCGACTCGTCTGGCTCTAGCTGATCAACAGGTACTAAAGGATACATTACCGCTCAGCCTCTTCATACTCCGTCATACCCAGCCGCGCTTTCAGGTCTGCAACGATATCGTCCTCGTTGAAATCATTCTCTACTCGTACGGCTCTCGACCACCGCTTGTAAGCCTCCATGGGAAGGAAGAATACAAACTCCGATATAACTACGCGGGCCTGCGTAGGGGCGCGTGGGTCAACTCTGGTGGCTCTCTCGCGATCATCATCGTCCATGAAGCCTGTAGCGGATAGGCAATCGTCCTCAACGATATCGGCTAGGCAGTCAATCTCTTCCGTAGTGTATCCCAGCCCGACGAACTCGCTGATATCGATGCCTGCTTCCTGCAATGCAGCAAATTCTTCCTGCAGCATATCGGTGTCCCATGTCGCTATCTCAGACACCTTGTTGTCCGCGATCCTGAACTGCTTGACCTTCTCGTCTGATAGGTCCGTGACCTTAACCACAGGAACCTGAGTAAGCTCAAGCTGGCAAGCCGCACGGTAGCGGGTGTGGCCTGCAATGATTACGTTCTCGCCGTCCACCATGATGGGGACGCGAAACCCGAAGCTGCGTATAGAGTTGGCAACAGCTTCCACCGCCTTGTCGTTGTTGCGCGGGTTATTTGCGTACGGGTAGATGTCAGCAATATCTACGTACTCAATGTCTATCCGGTCAGGCTGAGACTCCTGCACTTCTTCAACTTTCTTCTTTCGTGTTCTCGCCATTACTTCCACCGTTTCAAAAAGAAAAAAAGCGGGGCGCTTTATAGCGGCCCCGCTGCCCGATCAATCATGCAACGCAAAGCTACGCCGCTTTTTTGGTCGTAGTCTTCTTGGCACGGGTCTTCTTAAGGTTGAGATTCTCCGTGGCCCATTGGGTGATGATATGCTCAAACACGCTGTCGAGGTTGTCCATACCCAGCTGGTCCTGAGCCTGCTCAAGGTAGGACGTGATTGCCGCCCCAGACTCCTCCAACAAACGGAACTTGAAGGTAGTACGCTTGACCACCTCGCGGGTATCAGTGCCCTTCTTACCGAAGTTCTCGCTGATGTTGTCCTTAAGCTCGGTGACTGAGGAGTCACGAGCAAGCTCAACCAGAGCGTCAGCGTTATCCTCGTCCATGACGCGTGAAATTTCCATCGCCTTGGTCCAGCCTACCTCGCCAACAACCTCGCCCTTGATACCGAAGCGGCTAAACGCCGTGTAGATTTCGATCAGGTGCATGGCCTTGCGGTACTTGACGCCAAGCTCTTCCTCGACAAACAGGGCAAACCCTCGGTTACCAGCATAGTCCTCGCTGATTTCCTTGTAGGAACCCTCAAGCCGTACGTGATAGAGAATGCCGCCCAGCAAGTAATCGGCATGCTGCGCCTCCTCAACCTGCTCGCGCGCAAGCTCAATGATGTCACCGGAATCGCTGATGAGAGTCAGTACTTCCTGATCCTCTTCATGCTCCTGCAAAAGGATCATGCCTTTTTCCAGTGAAGTAGACTCTTCCTCGCTCTCGTCGGTCTCCTGCCTCTCTTTCAGCTTCGACTTTGGAGCGGGCTTCGCCTTAGCCTTGGCAGGAGCCTTTGACTTAGCCTTGGCCGCAGGCTTCTTGGCTGCAGGCTTCTTAGCCGCAGTCTTTGCCTTTGCCTTGGTTTTAGCCGGGGCCGTCTCCTCAGCTTTAGGAGCCGCTTTCGCTGCGGTCTTCGCCGGTTCGATTTCGTCAGCGAATACTTCGACCTCGATGGTGCGCGGGTTGTTCTTCGATGCGCGCTTGCTATCATCAAAGTCAGGGTTGTCGAGCGTCAAGGTGTATACAGTCTCGTCCTCTCCCTCGCCCTCGGTCACCGCCGCTACTTCGTACTTACGATTTTTACGCAGAGCCTCTGCGTTATCTGGGAGTTCGTCTGCATCAGCGAAGCCGATAAACTTGACCGTATCTCCAACGTTTACACCTGTACCTGTCATTGCCTTTACCTCTCTAGAGATTTAAACCGTTAACCCAATCGCCTTAGCGACTCTTGAATATTAGCTGTATAGGATTATTTTGTCAAAGACTTTCACAAACTTTTGCAATCGGCTGCAATCGCTAATTCAAGGCTTCGCATTTTTTCAGGGAGTCCCTGACTTTCTGTGATAACCCGCGCTGCTTACGTTTGTTAAACAAAACCTCGCCCAACTGGTACAGGGCGAACGCATCCGCTTCATCGTTCGTAGGGAAGTCTAGCCCCCACCGCTCTAGTATCGCAGCGGCCATCATGTCCTTATCAGCTGTCCCTTTCCCCGCCGTAAATAATTTCAAAGTGGCGGGGGGGACCAATACTATACGTAATCCCTTTTCGTAGCAAAGGGTCTTCAGAACTCCGCCAAGCTCGCCGATGTCAAACACTGATCGGCCTTTTGATCCGAAAGAGTAGTTCTCGTAGATCACGGTATCTGCGCCTGAGGCATCAAGATGGTGGGCCACCTGATCGCGTACGTACGCCAGACGCTCCATACCCCTCATCTTTTTGACAGTGATGGCGTAGGTCACCATTCCGTAGCGAAAAGAATCGTACGCCACGCCTGTCGAGTTTAGGCTGGGATCAATCGCTATGTTCATTGAAGCACTCCACGCATACATGGCATTTCTTAGCTGCCGGTGCCGAGATGCTGGGGCACACGATCCGTGGAGGCCTACCCTCCCCGTTCTTGAAACGCTTCCACGCCTCAAGGTCCTCTAGGTAATCTTGGATGTAGCTCATCTCCAGCGAGGGCTGAAGCACGAACTCCTTGTACGGGCTGGAGCGGAGGTACGACTTGTTGGCGTACAGGATTACCACCTTGTCCGCGAGGTCGTAACCCAACCGCCGCGCTAACCACCAATACAAAAGTATCTGGGCCTTGTGTGCGGGTACTGGCACTTCAAGCTGGTCCCACTGGTTCGCCGCCATCGACTTAAGCTCTCCCAGTATCAATCCCTGCTGCTCGTCCATGAGTGCCAGATCGACGTTGCCTACCGTGTAGTATTCCTCGTCAAACAGCGATAGCTCTTTGTACTTGTGGAATCCGGTTTCGCACGTAGCACACTCGTGTTCGTCAGCCTTTGCTTGCTCGCTGGTGCACCCTCGTTTAACCGAAGCTCCGCAAAGACACGTCCAAGACCCGTACAGTTTATCGGGGGCGCGTTCTGCAACCCGGTCTACTATGAAGTCGCCAATGGCATGCCCCATGGCAAAGGTTAGTCCAGTAGAAGGGAACACCGACTCCGATGGCATCGGGGTGAGGGTCTCCTCGCATATAGCTATCTTACGAAGACACTTGTAAAGCAAGTCTGATACGTGGAGGTATCCGCCCGCTCTAAACATCCCGCTCTGCGGTGCTGATAGCAGTGGTATTAACTCCTCACCCGGTATGTGGGTGGAGCTTCTGGCTATGACTGCCGCCTGTGGGTCCTCCTGCGCCCTCCTGCGCCTCCTGAGAGCCTGTGCGTTGCGCGAACGCGCCGAAGGGCCGCTACCGATGCTGCGTGCTCTACGAGCCATTCATGAGCCTCCTAGGTGCTGTAGGGCGTAGGTAGGGACGACCGCCACTTCCATTTCAGGGTTACCAAGCTCATCGATAAACTCAATCACGATAGCCGGTAGTTCGTTACTGGACAAAGCTGCCTCTTCAATTTTGCGCACCATGTCTCTGGTTACGGAGAACGATTTATTGCCAGTGGTCTTCGCTTCTATACGTACCACGCCAAAGCACTTCTTCACATCGCCTTTTTCGCTGCCTGATCCGGAGCCGGGAACCCTCCGCCCCTGCATGCGGACAGAGAGTTCTTTCTCCTGCTTCTTGGCTCTGTGGTACCCCTTGCTCTGGCCTTTGTCGCGGTTGAGAAACCCGTTCCTACTCACTAAAAAAATTTCTCATTTTGATAATTTTATTTACAAACTGCTCGGGCATGTGCGAGGCCGCAGCTTGATGGCCGACAAGCCAGAACCATAAGTGAGCCTGCAGTGCCTGATCCTCACGTAGCGCCTGTATGCACTCTTCCTGTTTGCCGAACTGCAGGTGCACGTCATCGAACTCTAGATGCTGAGACTTGCCTGCCCCGGTGTAGTAGCCAAACTTCTTAGCGAAGGTCAGCATCGTAGGCGCGTTGTCAATATCGCCTGACGTAAGCGGAGGCTGCACATCGTCATCGCGAATCAAAGTGAACTCTCCTGACCGAGAACTGTTGCATATCTTGTTCTTCAGTATGGAGTAGGAATGCTCGTTGGTAGTGATCGTTTCTACCGACTCAGCATTACGCCCCTTGTTCTCTTTGTTTTTGATGTCGATGTGCACAGACGTTGAGTAATCCAGAGCCTTACCACCCGGCAAACTGCGAGGCTCACCAAACGGAGAGAAGCCGCCGATCTGTGCTCGCCACTGGTTGACGTACATGATCGTGACAAAGTGTCCACGGCTTCGCTCTTTGATCATCGCCGCAGTGAGCTTACGAACCATGCTGCTGATCAGCTTGGCGTGTATGCCTACGTGAGCGTCCTCTGCGCTGCTGTCTATCTCTCGTGTAGGCGTTAACGCAGCCAATGAATCGATGAGCACTAGCGAAGTCTCTCTAGATGAGACAACAGCATCCGCAATGTCTACCGCCATCTCGCCAGACTCCGGCTCTACCACCATAAGACGGTCCGTATCTACGCCTAGCTGTGTAGCCCATTCTGCATCGAACGTACCCTCCGCATCGATGTAGACAGGAACGCTGTCGAGGTCCATCTTCTGGACCCCGCGTATGATCTTGCCGCACATCGTGGACTTACCTGCGCTGCGCTTGCCTGTAAGCAACGAAGCTCGGTTATGCGGTATCCCGCCGAGCGTAGCCATATCCAGAACAAACACGCCTGTGCTGATCCGGTCTGGCTGAACTACCTTGTCGGCCTTACGCATAACAAACTCGCCGTAGCGTTTGTTAATGGCAGAAGCTGTTTCAGCAAGCTCGCCCGTTAGGGCGGAGCCGTCCTTCTTTCGAGTCCTAGCCATCGGCGTTAGCACCTGTGTATTGATCGACTTCATCGGCCAGACGGTCTGCAACCCAATCAGCGCATTCCTTCTGGGTCTCATTAACCATCTCTACGTAGCAGGGCATGCTGACAGAAACGTCAATGCGCAGCGACTCGTAGTCACCCATGTTAATAGTCTGCCCTGCCGCGACTCTCACGTAAGCAGGCTCTGTTTCGAAGATATGGATATCTTTTTCCACGTGTTCTATCTCCTCCGCATTCTTGAACGGAGTGACCATTACGCGTTTGGTAGACGACGCCACTTCCGTGTGCGCAGTCGCTCTTTTTCTACTTCTCGTTCTTGTTGCCATGGCTTACACCTCTCTCTTGCCTAGCGATATTCAACGTACGCCACACCTCTGCTACCGTATCGACGTGCGTTGAGTGGAAATAATCAAACGTGTCGTAGTGGTCGGCCAACGGCACGATAAATGCCTCGACCTCCCAAAGGGCATATTGCTTGTAGCCGTAGATCGTGTCTACGTATACAGGCTCTGGTACCAACCCGTCTGCGATCCATCTTTTAAACCCCAGCTGTGACATGCCTAATGCTTCGGCTGTCTTGTTTATCGTATAGGCGAGTTCCACTACTGGGTCCCCGCCGTTAACCGGCACTATTTCTTTTCGCTGAGCCTCCGCCAGTGGCGCGCGGCTCTTTAAGACGTTCGGGCGCTTCGGGTTGTTTTTCCGATAGGTGCGCCGTGACGCTTGTTTGACTTTCTCTCGATACTCTGGGTCGAGACGGTATAGTTGCCGTCTAACTTCTTCACTATCTTTCTTTCTCTGAGCATCCGATTTAGACGCCTTGCGGCTGCTGCGACTTGATTGGCGTTTTGTTTTACTGGCTCGCTCCCTAACTCCCATTGGTACACCTCGGCGTTTGATTTCACGTACTCGCCAATCCTGTTGGCGAACTGATACTGCGATCTGAACGAATGGGTATCACTTATGGTCACCCAAACTGGGGTCTTCTTGCCCTTATGCTCTCTCAGTATTCTTCCGTGAACCTGAACTGCCTTACTGCGAGGTGTCATGTCGATACCTGCTGACAGCCTAGGAACGTCTACGCCTTTTTCAAATTTCCCATAAGTTGCCAGAACTATCCTCGCGTTATCTTTCGCGTGGTTAAGCTCGGCAGCTTTACTACGACGGCGAACACGCTGGAGGGAAACCGGCGTGTACTCTGTACCCCTCACGTAACCTCTAGGGCGGCGTGAAGGACTGTCGTTTTTTACCCACCGGTACTCGGTCTTGAACCCAGTAACGATGCCTATATCTTCGTCGGGTATGCCCATGTAGTAGAGCATGTCCCCTACGTCTTCACACTGCTCTACCCGATCACTGATAGCCAGTACATGGTGTCCGTCTTTGTAGAGCCTTTTAATGATCCGCGCAATCAGGTTGTTGCGCTGCCCGTCCATCGCAATCTCGCTAAGGTACCGGCCAGACTTTGGGCTGGAATTTGCGTACCAGCTAAAGCTCTGCCCGTTGTAGTCAACGTAGCGAAGTATCGAAGTCGCATGCTGTGCCTCAAGGTAAAGCTGCACGTCTCCCAGAGAAGCCCGTAGTACCTCCTCCAGAACATCGGTACGCTCTGACGTAGCGCTTAGCCCGATGCGTATCACGGCTGGGATGTTGTTCATAACCCGCGAGAACTTTCGCGCTCCTATAGTGTGGCTCTCGTCAAATATAGCGACACCAAAGTATTCCCAGAAAGCAGCGGGCATGTCTCTATCGTAGAGGGACTGAACCATGCCTATCACAATACTGCGGCCTTCCCAGTCCTCTACCTTACCCTGCACCAATCCTATTTCATCGGGGTCCACACCGAACAGGTCCGTGGCACGCTCTATCCACTGGTCCCGCAAAAATTCCTGATCGACAATAATCAGCGTGGTTAATTGCAATCGCCTGCAAAGCTCCAACGCCATGACTGTCTTACCTTTACCGGTAGCCGCTTCCGCGCGGATGTCGATAAACGGATTACCGTCATACTTGAATGGCATTTCTGACAGCATTTCAAGAGAGTCTACAAACGGCACCTGTTCATCCCTAAGCTGAATAGGTTTAAAACAGTCCTCCTCCAATGAATAGCCGCTGGTAACATACTCTGGGTATAGACCCAGCTTACTTGCGTAGTCTCTTGGCGCGAGAATGCCCCCTTTTACGGGGGCGTAGTTTAGGAATGTTTCCGTATCCTGAGTACCAACATCGTAAACCTCCAGCGTAAGGTAGGACACCGCCTTGCCGTACGCTGGGTGGGTCTCAGGAATGAAAGACATCCCCAAGTGCTTAGCGGCTTCGTCGGGCACTAGGCCTCCGTGGTCTGCGAGCGGGAGGAGCGTCATCGTCATCATCGTCATCATCGTCGTCTACCGCTCGGGTAGGTCTGCGAGTCGGACGCGCTGATGGTCGAGCTTTGGCCTTAGCACGAGGTCGAGGCCGTTCTTCCTCCTCTTCATCGTCCGCCTCTTCCACCTCATACGGAGGCTCATCGTCGTCCTCTTCCACCTTGGATTTACGGCCACGGCGCGAGCGAACAGGTACATCGTCGTCATCGTCCTCGTCGTCAACATCAGCCTTGCGGCCTCGGCGCGCGCGAGGCGGGACTTCCTCTTCGCTGTTGGCTTTGCTAGAGCCGGGGATTGAACTATCCAGCCCTGAGTCACCAAAGAACGACTCGTACTGTTCTATCAGAGTGGCGCGATCCACCTCTGGGAAGAACTCATCATAGTCGTACGGCTCGTGACACTTCTCTACGACACGCTTACCGTCTTTCTGGTAAGAGCGCTCGTATTCTAGAAGCTCGTCCTCATCCATGAACCCAGCGAACTCAATATCGTTTCCGATAACGGGGGACTTGTCGCCATCGCGTGATAGCTCAAAGATCGCACCGCGAAGCGTGCCCTCCTTTTCGAACCGGCGCAGAAACTTCTTCTGCTGCTGGGACTTAACGAGGAACAGCTTACGTGAGTAGGGGACGCTTTCGCCTTTAGTTGTAGTAAACGGTTTCAGGTCCAGAACCGTAAGGTACATGTTGTACGCTGAGTTGGTCCCGCTCGCCTCGCAGATGGGGCATACATCATCCTGCTCGATGCACTCCATCATAAGTCCGTACTTCCCAGTATCCGGATTCTTCAAGTTGTGTTCATAGACGAAGAACGAAGGCTCGTCATCCAGAATTACTACCTGTCGGTTGGACTCGCCGTTGGGCATCCAGAACGTGAAGGGTCTGCGCGGCATCAGGGAGTTACCCTCTCGGCGGCGCTTCTGCTTCTCCAGCTCCTGATCTACTCTGTTACGTGCTGCTTCGCCGCGTAAGCGGCCAGAACTCTTTCGTACCATTCTCTTTCTCCGTGTCAACTTTGTTGACCTAAATGTGAGCCTCTATCGCAGCAACTACTTCCTTTGCCTGCTGCGCCGGTAGGCCCGCTCTAATCAGCTGCGTAGCCTTGAGATTATCTAACCTCAGCAATTCGCAACCGCCACCTAACAAGCCGACAACTAAACCGCGTGGATCGCCAAACAACCGACCATGCGTGATGAATAGTATCTGCTTGCTCACCCTCCGCTTCTGGAAAAGCTCGGGATGTTCTACTTGGATCGCTACGGCACCGGTCCTAAACAGCGTGCCTATTGCATGCGACAAATATGCAATGTCCGCGTCCCCAGAACTGATTATACTATTGCTTTCACCTATATAGCAACCTTTGCTTAAATCCCCACGGCGCTGGTGAGCGCGCATGTGAGAGGCGTAGGCTGAACCCGTCTTAAACTGTCTATCGCATAACCCGCATTGAATCATAATTAGTCACAGAAGCTGCGCCCCCTCTAGCATCAGCGGTATTTCTTCTTCATAAAGTTCTGCCGGATCATTGGGAGGATCAGCATCGCCAAAGTCGGCAGCGTCCCAATCGCATGCCATGACCGGAATATACGCTACCAGTTTGTCTGCTGCCTGCTTTGCACCTAGCCTGCCCGCCTCATCGTGATCGTACATGAGGTACACCGGCTTACCGATGTTCTTAAGGATGTCCGCTTGATGATCGGTCAGTGTGGAATGCATTACAGCGAGAGCGGCGTACCCGTACTGCGTCAGGTTCAAGTAATCCAGAAGGCCCTCGACAACGATGACATACTTGTCTTCCTCGGTGACGGTGTGCAGCCCTAGTAACAGGCTGCGCTTCTGCAATCCATGGTAGTCGCGGACCTTTGGCTGCACTTTGTCTGAGGATGCCCTGCCGGTGTATCCGTAGCACTTTCCGTCGAGTCCGTAGACAGGGAATACGATGCGCTCGACACCCTGATCATCCGGATCGATCATCAGTCGTGCACGCTCAACCCCCCGCTCTGTGATCCCGCGATCTTGTAGGTAGACGTGGTTGCCCTCCAGCGGATCGTAGAGATTCGCAAGGTAGTCAGGCAGAGGTTCTGGTCGTTCTGCGTTTTGCAATTGTCTGCAATCATCCCAATCAGGTAGTTCGGCTTGGTACGCTTCATCGCGCTCCAACTGAGCGATTAGTTTGCCATGATTCTCACCGGTAAACTGCTCCCACAATTTCACAAAACGAGATAACGGGCCTTTCTTTTTACAGGTGAAGCAGTGGAACGAAGACTTGTCCTCGTTCTTGATACTAACGCCGAAGCTGGGGTGCGAGTCGGTGCCGCTGGCATGCGTCCACCGCGCTAGCGGGCATGGCACCATGACCCAACCATTGATGATAGTGATCTTGATGTTTGGACCCGCAAAGGACTTCAGAAAAGCGCGGATGTCATGCTCTTTCACGTAGCTGGACTCCAGTCTGGAATAGCTAGCCAAGCAATAGGGTGGGCCACTTCTTCAAATTCACTGCCGTACCTAAACCAGTAATCGGGCATGTCCCAGTACCCCTCCTCGTAGCTGCCTTCTGTGTAGCCTCCGCCCCACACTACAACGTGCCATCCATTTGGTACGCTGCTTAGCCCCTCGCAATGCGCGCCGTAGGGCGTCAACCGATTACCGCCATCTAGGCAGTAGTCGTCTTCTTCGTGCTTGCAGAACGCAAGTATCGGCCTGTCCTTTGGAGCCGCGCTCATATCTGTGTTTGGCGTCTCTAGGCTAGTCACTGCTTTTCCTTCGCCGCCGCAGCCACGTCTCGCTTAACAGCCTCGGTCAGCTTCTCGTCAAGCTCTTTGTAGCGAGCGCGGCCTTCTCTGGTACGCATATCGCATTTAGAAATCTGCATTGCAATTTTGGCAGACTCTTTGATTGGTTTACGTTTAGCCACTTGCGCCTACTCCTCTACAATCACGGCATGTATCTACGCGCGTAGCCGTTGGCGATCAGGTATTCGTTAACGCATAGCTTATCTGAGTTGTACACGTCTGCTAACCACCGGCCATATTTGCCTTTCGTATCTTTGACAGTCCTTAGCGTCACCTCTTTGTCGAGGATCATTTCACGGACTACATCGCGGGAAACCTTACCTTCTGTTTTCTCGTCGCCGCGAAGCTCTGGAGTATCGATACCAAATAGGCGGATGGTCTGGTCGCGGAGCCATACGCCGAAGCCTAGGTCGATATCACAGGTAATGGTGTCGCCGTCATACACGGCTGTTACACGAGCTTTATAGGTGTACATAGTGTTCTCCAATTGGGTGGCGAGCACCCCGGCCCCAAGTATTGCGATATCGGTCGTTTCCACCCGAACGCCGGGATGCCCGCCATAAACTGTCACAAGTCCTGTATCTCGCTGGTTATATTAAGATACGCCATAACCAGATCGTGGGAATCCGTCCCCTCGGGAGGTGCACCAAACCCGCATTGCGTAAACGTCTTTTGGTACTCACGTAGGTGGCTGTCGGCTATATCGATGTGCATCTGAAACCACGCGCCGTCTGGGGCATCCTCAGGTACAAAAGCAAACGCTCCCTCCCAATAGTCGAACGCTTCCTTCATCCACTCGTCAAGCGTCTGCATCTTCTAGCGCCTCCCTGAAATCGCCCAACGCCTTGTTACGCATAGCTTCGTAGACCACTTCAAGCATGTCCATCCAACCACTGACGCCGTTCCTCATGGCCTCGTCCCACGCCTGCATCCCAGCAATTTTCATCTCGACGGTGACATCGCTCATGGCCTTAATCTGCGCGTCTCTCCAGCCAAGCTCGCCTGCAATCTCCCACTTGCCGTATAGGTTCTCTCGGGTCATGTGATCGCCGTGCAGAGCCGTGTAGTGGTGGTAGGCCATCTCCTCTGGCATCTGCCGGTAGATGCAGCCGTCTTGCGGCTCAAGGCCTTCACGCACACGCTCGCTTTCTTCTGGCCAGAAATGCCGCTGGCCTAGAATCTCAACCTGTGCGCGTAGTTTGCACACCTCGCAGTTTTTTTGATCGTAATGCGAATGGTTGCCCTGATGATCTTCGCAGTAGTGCATGCCCTCAAGCGCGTTACTCATCTTCCACCTCTTCTACGCTGTAGTGGATGGAGGCCTCAGCAGAGATTCTAAAAGACCGATCACCTACTGTTACTATTCGGCTATCGTCCATCAGGTCGTAGTCCCCGCTTTCGTTGAAGTCACGGGCGTATTTTTCTGCCGCGTCTTCGGCGTCTACGGCATGGTAGGCGGTGCCTTCGGGTCCGTTGTATTGTTCGTCCACCACTACATACCTATCGCACTTATGGTCCGTTACTTGCGTACGCCAAAACAGGAACGTTCCGCACTTCGTACACCTGCTATCTACTATTGCCATGTGGAGGCTCCATTACAGATAGTTTTTCGTCTCGTATCAACTGGTAGCGCTGTATCGTCTCTTCGGCTGTGTACTGCTGCTCGCCGGTAAGCTCAAACCCGCAACGCATGTCCATGCGCGGTCCTTGAATGCGTAGCCCTATCCCTTCTAGGTAGGCTACTACGCGATGAATCTGCTTACTGTTTGGGCGGTACTGTCTCCTAGGCACTGCTTAAAACCCTCCCTGCTTTTTAGGGGTTTTCATGGTTTTCATCTGCGCCCTCCTTTTCCATAGCGCTGCGTATCTTCTTCAGCATGTAGTAGATATCCGACACGTAGAAAAAGATTAGTACGATAAACAGCGTCTGTATTATCTCAATGATCACGGTGTCGCTTCCCGTGCACCAACTCTCTCAGTTCTTTAGTCGCCGCCCGAACTGCTAGTATCTGCCTGCGATTCTGTGCACCGTACTTGGCCTCGTTGTTCCTCAGCGTGTCGAAGTACTTCTCCACCGCTGCTTTGAGTTCGATACAGTGAGGGCACTCCTGCCGCTCTGCGTAATTAGTTGACTGGCTCATTGACGGGCTACCCTCGTTCAACAGAGGCGGTCTCTGCTGCCAAAGCCATGTACGCTGCGCAGTCTTCGTAGCTGTCAGCCTTGAACGGCCCTTGCTGGCTGCGCACGATCTTGAGTAGCGCCATGAACACCCAACCGTCCTCCTCGCTCATCGTCTGGCCGGTGAGGTCGTTGAACATGTTGACAGTCCGCTCCATGCTGCGCTCGCCCTGCGGCTGGTCATACTCCCTAGCACGTTCCTCCATGTGCTTAACAGCGGTCTTCAAAATGTCTGGCGCTTTGATGGTGTCTGTCACGGTGTTAGCTCCCTAATCAATCGATCACGCTTTCTCGGGGTTGTTAGCAGGGTAGTGCGGTTTATCCAGTGGACTGTCGGCCGGTAAAACATTCCGTCCTTCGTCTCGCATAATTTGCGGTGGCTTAGTAGGGAGGAGATTGCGTTACGCACGCCTTGGCTATTACCTCTACCAAGCTCGACCGTCATATCCGCAGACGAGAACGGTTCTCCGCTGAGATACAGCTGCGTCTTAGTGATTTCATCCTTCAGCCCTTTCTTGCGGTTGGAGTAGTCGTTTTCTACCAGCTTCATTTTCCCTCCTCTGGCGATGCTGCGTTTAGGCACATACCGAACGGGATAGACGATCCCTCCGGTAATACAAATATGTGGTACTGGTTAGCGGCGTCCACAAGCCTTCTGGTGGCCGGATAGATTTCCATCCCCTCCCGCTCTTCTCCGCAGAAGTAATTCTTGATGGCTTGAAAGTCTGTCCAGCTGTGCGCTGGCTCGCGATCATTGCGGCGTATGCTGATGTAGGTGCACCGGCCCTTGAGTTCTTCCGGCCCGATCATGTGATCAGCCTCCGCGCCCTCGTAAACCAGTACGGTATACGTTTCGTTAATGTACAGGTCGCCTTGCGGCTCGTTAGCTAGCGACTTAGCTTGCTGCCATGTCAGAGGGTATCCGCATTCATTCCCTCTTTGCTGGTACCAACGGATACGTTCTTTGAACGGCAGCGTGCTAACTACAGTGTGCGTCTTTTCAAACTCCACTGCTACGTCCTTGACTTGACAACGAGTACAGGGTCCTTGGGCTTCCCTTCCTTCTTGGTAGAGATGCGTTCAAGCGTGCGCTCTGGAATAATCTTCCTAGCCCCGGTAACAGGTACCGTGATGGTGGCGAAGAAATCCTCCTCGCTCACCTCTGCCCTGAACTTCTTGGGATCGATGATAGTTGATGAGTTGGAGCGTTTGGCTACCATCTCTGCTACACCGCTTTTGGTAGTCACCTTAGACTCTTTGTTCACCGTCATGATGTCGCTAATCTGGGCGTACAAGTCCTGAAGCTCTACCTCGATTTCAGATAGTTCGCGCTGCTTGTCAACGGCCATGTCAATCATCGCATTCAGCTTCTCTGAATTCTTGTGCGCCTTGGCAACCGGACGGTTTCGGTTAACTCGTACTCTGCGTGTGGTCATGGTGTCCCCTCCTGTTTTGACCTTTATTAACTATATAGGATTCTTTGTGGTAATGCAATTAGGTCCAGAGGTGGATTTCTTCTGGGGCTTGCAGGTGCTCTGGCAAATCCAGAAGCCCATCATTCTCAGGCCATGTCTGTTCAGGAAGCTCAAAGTCCATCTCTTCGGCATGCAGGTCAAAATTGTAATCGTCTGCAAGATTCAGAGTCTCCATCTCAAACACCTTGGACCCGTTCATACCAAACGATACGTCCGCAACCATTGGCACCTTCATTTTGATGTTGAACCACTCTTGGATCGGATTGGACTCCATGTAGTACTTCAGCATCTTCGCCCCCCACTCGACATGCTGCGCAGGTACCCATGCATAGATCGCGTCATGGACAAACCCGACCGGCTTCAGGAACCGTGGATCGATTTGCTGGGTGATACGCGCCAAAGACATTACACCTAGGCTGGAAGCGAACTCCTGCACCGGTGAGTTGATCGCTTGCCGCAGCGCTCCCTGCTGGATGTAGTCCGTGTCTGAGTAGACTGTGGGGAGGTGCCGTACGCGCCCGTCATAGCTCCGTACGTAGCCTTTCTGCATGGCGAACTCCCGCATAGCGTTGTGCCATGGACCGAGCCGTGAGTAGGTCTGGAAGAACCTCTCGCGTATCGCCTGTGCTTCCTGTTCGGTAAACTCCACGCCGTACTGCGTCTTTGCGTAGGATACGAATTTCTTCCACCACATTCCGTAGAGAAACCCGAAGTTCACGGCCTTCGCTTTAAATCGCGCGAGGCTACGAGCGTCAGGCTCAAGCTGGCCGAACTCGCGCTCGGTACAACCCATGACGATGCAGGCTGTTCGTGTGTGGATATCACCGTTGTTACGGTAGATATTGATCATCGTAGGATCGTTTGACATGTCCGCCGCGATGCGCAGTTCTGCCTGAGACAAGTCAGCTTCCAGCTGTACGTATCCCGGCGGCGGCACGAATATCTTTCTGTAGGCTTTAGCCGCCGCCCCACGCTTAGGAAAATTCTGGCCGTTCGGATCGCGTGAACTGGTGCGCCCTGTAACAGCCTGAGACAGCGAATAGATCGGGTAGATGCGCCCCTCGTGCATGTAGTTGTCGCGGAACTTGATCACGTTCGCATCTAAGATTCGCTTATTCTTGATGTACTCCGCTAGCTCAAAAGTAAACGGGCATTCCTCAAAGAAGAACGGCAGATGGTCTTTGGTGCTGGTGCTTGGCACGCGGTACTGCGGTTCTAGATTCTCTGTGCTTTTTGTAAACACTCTCGGGCGTAAACGGAATCCGTCTTTGTGCGAAAACAGTATCGCCTGTACGAACGCAGCCCTGCCGAACGACAGCCCATTCATTGGTTTCTTTAAGTCCAAGAACTCTCTGGTGATGGTGGTGGGTACCTGCTCTATCAGCGTTTGATAGTCAGTCTCTACCTGCTCCGTCAGCACCTCTTGGAACTCGTCAAGTGAGTCCTCATCGATGAGCATGCCGTCAGTCTCAAACGACAGGAAGGCGTTAAGCCCCGGCATCGACACCATGCGATAGCTGTTCCATAGAACGGGGTCTTTCTCCAGCTCCTTCTTCAACGTGTAGTACAGGCGTAGAGACGCGTCTGTATCTCCGCAGCCGTAGCCTACGACTCGATCTAGCGGCACCTCCCGCATATTCGACTTGTCTATCTCCGCGTTGAACTGGTCTGCGTATCCTGCCATCTCAGGTACGTAAATCTTGATGGCCGTATCAAGGTCTTTGTTCTGGAGATTCTCGTTTAGACACGCGAGCATCATCAGCGTGTCATTGCCCATGCGAAAATGTATACCGAGTTTCTTTAGCACCCATGATGCGTCGAACTTCAGATTGTGACCGACGATGTTTCGGTGCTTTTGACAGAGTAGCTCTCGTAGCTGCTGCTTAATTTTTTTGCGCTTACGTAGAGGCATCGGCCTGTCAGGATGATCCCACGATAGTAGGTATCCGCTGCCCACCTCTGGGGAGAACTGCATCGTCAGTAGCTCGCAGTCTTTATCGTACGGGTGCAGCCCCTGCGTCTCGACATCGAAGGCCAAATCTTCAGGGTCCATGTCGATAAGGAACTGCAGGTCATCGATCAGCTCATAGTTACCGGCCCTGTCTTCCTCGACAGCGTTCATGTCATATTCGAAGCCCTCCATCCTAGCCAGCGCCTCAAGGTCTGACTTCAGGAAAGCGAGGTTCTGCGGGTACTGGTTAGCAAGCACTGGGTCCTGCATGGCGAGTATCTGGGCGTTGAACTCTTCGCTCCAGTTTAGTACGCCGCGCACCTTGGTGATCTTAACCGCACGGCCATAGACCTGCTTAGCCGCCTCTTTCCCTAACGGTATAATCACCTCTGGCTTCGCTTGGTTAATTACGTTGACTAGATGGTGTCGGCAGCGCGTCTCAATCTCTTTGCGCTGTGCTGCAGGGTACTTGGTTTCATCGTAATCACAGCGTACGGAGTTGGCCCATGCAAAGTCCTTGTCCGTGAAGCCCGCCTTCCTTGCGTATTTGGTCAGCGTCTCCATCGCCTTTGGAGGTAGTATCCTGTCATTGCGTAAGCTGTCCGTAGAGGGCTGCTTGCCGACGATCAGGAAAGGTCTGTTCTTGCCCAGCTTAGCCTTGCTCTTGCGCCTACAGCTAATTATCGGGCACCCATCACATGGGTTCTCGGGATCGATGTCACTCATGAGGCATTGTGAATCCTGTGTTGGGTTCGCCGTCCTCGCCATCAGTATCTTCGATGGGTCGGTCTCGTGTCCCGAACATAAGCTCTTGCGTCTCACGCGGGCACTGCTCAAAACTCAACGGCGAAAACTTGAAATCGATTGCGAACTTTGTGTACTCGCCCTCACGTCCTTTCAGCGTTTCAATCACACGCTTGTCTGGACGCGGTGACCTTTCGTTGGGTGGCATCTTTACGGCTATCACCAGCGAGGCGTGCTGTCCGATAGCATCGCTGAAACCGATCTGCTCAAGACCTCCTCCTTTGCCTCCCTTTCCTGCATCTCTGCTGAACTGGCTGGTAGCGATGATTGGCCTGTTTCTCTGGATAGCCATTTTCTTTAGCTCGTCAGCAATGTATCCCACCTTGCTGATGCGGTCAGTTCTCGACGGCGCGTTGCTAGGCTCCATGATGTACATACCATCGATGTAAACCACATCCGGAGAAAGCTCTTGTATCAGGATGTCTATCTCCTCAGGCTTCTTACCTTTGAAGTTACCCGCGTACATCATGAACCGGTTATCGTCTTCCATCTCCTCCATCACTTCTCTAACGCGGTTCCAGTGCCTAGTCGATAGGCGTCCTCTTCTCAGAAGGGCTGGGTTTACCCCGGCGCGTTGTGCGTAGAAGCGGTAGGCGACTTGCCGCAGCGTCATCTCCATCGATACCAGCAGTACTTTCTTGCCCGACATCCATGCCAGTCTGGCCATGTGGATCAGAAGGTGAGTGTTATGGGTTACCGTGAAATCCCAAAGGCAATATAAGCTGTCTCCGTCGAGGGTTATACCGAAGTAATCTCCTTCTCCTTCACTTTCGAGCAGGAACCCTGTAGCAAGTTCGTTGTACTTGTTTTCCCTGTGAGAAGAGTGCGCTTGTTTACGCCGTATTATCGTAGGTATGTCGTGCACTCGGCCATAATTAAACAGCCGATAATAC